GGTGAGCCATTGCCGCAGGCTGTCGGCCTTGCGCATCGTCAGTCGGCCTTTGCGTTCGCCAAGCGGGCCTGCGCCTGCAAGTCGATCAGGGTGGCGCGGATCTGCCCCGCGACGTCATAGATGTTGGTGAGACTGCCGAGACATTGCGCCCCGGCCATCTCGCCCGCGTCATTGCGCTGGACTGTCGGCAATCGGGCGGGTGTCGCCAGCAATGCCCCAGAGATCTTCGCTGTTGGCCGTTGCTGCGGCGCGGTCGAGCAGGCTGACGCCGTCAGCATCAACGCACAGATTGCGATAGACCGGCTTTTCAATGACCTTCTGCGTTTCATTGTAAATTTCCCTGACGTTGCCCTGCCGGGCATATTCCTTGGTCTGCGCGGCCTCGCTCATGGCGTCTATCTGGCCCTGCAGCTTCTTGCGTTCGGCTTCCCGCGCGTCGTCGGCGCGCTTCTGCGCGGCCTGTTCCTGCGCGTGCCCCACGCTGTTGCCAAAGAAGAAGCCGCCGATTCCTGCGGTGCAGGCCGCGAGCGCGGCGGCCATGGCGAGGTGCGATTTCCCGATCATGCCAGCAGCCCCTTGAAATAGGCCCGGCGCGAATAGGTCAGCACGTCATGGCGCAGCCGGCCATCCCGGTAGCTGACGTGGATCCACCCGCTGTTGGGCTGGCCGCGCGTGTAATTTTCAAGGATCAGCTGGTCGAACGCCATGCGGTCGCGGATGAAGGTGGCGACCGTGACGTTGTCGACGCCGCTGATCTCGAAATCGGCGGCTTCGCCCTGCGCGTGCTGGCTGGTGGACGATGATCCCACCGCCAGACACAGCTTGATCGAGCGGAACCCCGAAGTGATGCGGACCGGCTTACCGAAATGGGCGCGCACCGGCTCCAGCACCTTGGCGCAGAGCAGCTGCAGGGCCGCGATCTGCCGAGTGCCGGGGGTGTTAGCAATGCCCTGCGCCGTCGCGGTCGCGGACGCGGTCAATTCGGCCAGGCTAAAATTGGGCGACAGCTGCATGGTCAGTCCTTCTTGGGCAGGAAGCGGTCAGCGAGGCGGCCCGGCACGCTGGTCAGCGTGTCGATCGCGGCCTTGGCGATGCGAGGGGTGGCGTCGAAGGCCAGCAGCGCAACGGCGAACGCGATCGACTGCGCGGCAAAGTGGTTCCATCCCGTCACGGCGATGATGGCGATGGTCGCGTAATAGCTGACCGTCGAGCCAACCACCCACTGGAGGAAACGCTGGCGGAAAGGCAGGGCGGGCTTCCACGCCTGCGCGACGGCGGAACCGATCAGCGACGGCGTGAGGGAACCGACCAGATCAGCCGTGGATTCGAGAAGTGTGCGCAGGTCCATGGATCAATCCCAAAGCTGAATGAGGGGGCGCACGCGGGTCGCGCTTGCGTCGGCGGTGGCGGGCACAATGACGATCGTGCCGAGGGGAAGGATCGGGCCAAGATCGGCGAGGCCCGGATTGGCGTCGCAGACGCGGGAAATCTCAGCAGGACCAAGGCCAGCGTCGCGCCACAGCAGCAGGTCCAGCTTGTCGCCGGATCGGGCAACAAGGCGCTGCTCGGACGCCATCAGATCAGATCCACAGTGGTTCGCGTGACGCCCAGCATGTCGCGAACAGCGTGCATAGCGTCGCGGCGCAAGCTGCCGATCGCCGTGGCCGCGTCGTTGCCTTCCGCGCCGCCCGCTGCCGTGGTGTCGAAATCGGGATGTCGCTCGATCAGTTCGGCCTTGGCATAGAGGGCGACGGCGCGCTGATAGCGGACCGACTGGACGCTCTCCCCGCCCAGCTGCGGCGCGGGCACGGCAGCAAGCGTGGCGTGGCCTGCGGCGATGGAAGCCGCGGCGAATGCGCGCAGGTCGATTTCTACCGTCATGATCGCGGCAAGGATGGCGGCGCGCAGGCGCGCGGGCGTGATGCTGGTCGGGATCCTTGCCGCATCGCGGACAGACGCCGGGTCAATGTCAGGGAAAAAGCCGTCGTTGACGACAGGCGTTTCTTCCGCCGGAGGCTGCTCGATCTCGGACGCGGGCGGGCGGGCGACGAAGCTCATGCCATGCCCAACCGTGCGATAAAGGCCATGCTGGCGAAAACGACGAAGGCCCAGCCCGCTGCCGCGCCCACGTCGAGGATCAGGAAGAGCGGCAGCACGATCCGATAGGCGGGCGAAAGGCGGATGCGATCAGGCAGATAGGGCGCGATCAGCTGGGGCTTGCGAACGACACACCAGATGCGCTCGAAACAGAAAATCGCCGACAGCACGGCGCAGAGGGCGAAAACGGCAATCAGCGCCAGTTTGAAAAAGGGCATGATGTCCTCCGATTTCGGCCCACCGGCTTACAGGGGTGAGGATCGGGACAGAGTGCGGCCCTGCGGCTCGAAAGCCTCCCGCATCGCGCGATCCGCCCCTGAGCGCCGGGGGCGAGCCTGTTAGGCGGCAGCGCCGCCCTGTTCGTTGTTCGGGGCCTGCGCGGCAGCGACTGCCGCCAGCAGCTTGGTCGCCCGCTTGATCTTGTCCTTGACTCCGACGCGCGCATGGAGGCGCTGGGCTTCGGTTAAGGTCGCAATCGTCGCGGCCAAGGCATCGGCGGAATCCTCGACAACCAGACCTTCGCAGATGCGCAGCTGCTCGTTGCCGATGGCCTTGAACAGCTTGGCGCGAACCTCATCGTGAATGTCGAGGTCCGCCGTCAGCGCCCCGGTGCGGGTCAGAACGTCAAGCGGGAAAGGATCGCCTGCGGCCTGCATCTTGAGCGCCGCATCCGCGATTTCCTCCACGATGATGGTCGCAGCGTCGCGCTGGTAACGCGAGGGCATAGCGACCTGATGCCGCAGCAGGAATTCGGCGATGTCGAGCGCCGCCGCATATTCGCCTACGTCGATATGCCAGACCATGACGGTGGGAACGACATCAGCGGCGAGGCCAGTGCCGACGCCCCGATCAGCGGACAGGACGCCCGCAACCCAATCGAAATATTCCGGCAGCATTTCGCGCTTCGCCGCGATCTTCATGTCGATCGAGCGAATTTCCTTGAGGCGGCGCAGGTCATGGGTGAGCCGGAGGCCGATCTGGGCGGCGGCGCGGTCAGCGGGCGAGGCGTTGGCCGCCCCTGCTGCCGGGAGAGTATCGGCAGCAGGGGTGGCATCCGCTCCACCATCGGGAGCGGACGCAACAGTCTTGGCAGCAAGGATCCTGTCCCTGTGGCGGCGAGCGAGGCTCATGTGCGTGTCCTGTCAGATGGAGGGATTACGGGAGCCGGATCAGGCGGGCTTCTTGCCCATCACGACGTTTTCGACCAAAGCGCAGCGGCCATAGTCTTCCACGACATAGGCTTCGTTCACGCTCTCATAGTTCTCGATCTGGTCGAGCGCCGGTTCGTCCTTGATCTGGCGGCGACGGGTTTCTTCCTGCCAATAGATCGACAGGTTATCGAGGCTGGTGATGAGCATCGCGTCTTCGGGGAAGAAGGGCACGATAACGGCGCGCTTACCGGCCAGCTGCTTGGGCAGGGTCAGGATGCGGTGCGCCGCTTCCTGTTCCGTGGCGGTGTCGCCCGCTGCCTGGAGCAGATTGGCATATTTGTCCTTCACCAGCTTCCAGCCAACGATGACGACAAGGTCGGTATCGCTGCGGTGCCACGGATCCAGCAGATCGAGCGCGTCGAAGGCGAGCGCGTCGAGATTTGCGAAATCGGCATCGGCGGTGGCGACGTTGGTAGCGTCGGCATCGACCACTTCGACCCCGGCGGCGACATAGATCGCCTTGGTCGGATCGGTGGACAGTGCGCCGTCGTCCAGCACGCGCTCTTCGGCATGGGTGCGGATCTTGTGCAGCCAGCCTTCATTGACGTCCTGCAGCAGCGGGTTCGCGCCGACGTTGGTGGCAGCGGCGGCGGACGTGCCGTTGAAGCCGATCATGATGCGGTCGCGGCCCTGCTGTTTCAGGATCACGTCGCGCAGCAGCGTCTGGAATTCCGGCTTGTGCCGCCAAGCGTCCAGCTTCGCATATTTGATCGCATGGTCGAAGTTGGTCTGCTTGCAGAAATAGCCGCCGTCGTCCGTGGTGTCGGTCGGATCGGTGGGCGTGCGGCGCGTGCCGCCTGCGGTGTTGGTGCGGCTCGCCAGCGGGCGCGTGACGGTGACGCCCACCTTCTGGCCCGACTGTTCGGGCACGCCGACGATGTTGATCTGGCTCAGGAACTCGCTCGATTCCTGAATTTTCTCTTCCAGCTTCTGCTCCACGACGGGCGCGACGCTGAACTTGACGGTGGCGTCGGCGACGCTGTTCAGCAGAGCAATCTGGCTGACATAGGCCGTGAAGAGAAGGCGGGTTTCGTTACGCATGTGCGTTGGCTCCTGACGGGCTTGGGGCGGGGCGGTGGTTCAGATGAGCGAGGCGATCAGCAGTCCGTGACGACGCCGCCGTTGCCGCCAGTGGCGGGCGAGCGCT